ACGCGCGACCCTGACAACAGCTTCCGGCGTAAGGCCGTCATTCTCATCCAGCTTCTCTAACTCGCCAGCCAGAGCCCTGTTGGTCAAACGCGCCATCAGGCCGCCTCCTCCTGCATAACAGCCACATCTCCAAGCTCAAAACGGCCAAAATCACCGTTCTTCTCAGGACGCCACTCACCAATGCCAACCGTCATTCCAGCACGGTGAAGCAAAGAACCGATGGACGAAGGACTGATGTTGTCCTCGTCATACTCAATCCGGAGCGTCGCCGACCACTCAGGAAACTCCGGACGATAACGCAAATCCATCGACTGCTGGACCTTCACCTCATCCGTGCGCATCTCAGGCTCACCATAAATGCGAACACACCCAATCTGACGCTCAACATCACGACCATCAGGCAAAATGAAAAACATCTGCCGCGCATCCGTCATGTTGATGCCGTCAATCATCTTGGCCGCACGAATCGCAGACTGCTTGAAAGCGGTGCAGGGAAAACCATACGTACCATCCTCCAGCTTGTAAAAACAGGCTTCGTACTCGTCCTCCGGTACACGCTTTTCACGCTTCACCGCTACCTTCTTGCCAGCGTGCTTATCCTGCATTTGCTTGCGGGTCTTCTCAGAATAAGCGTGGCAAATCAATCCACTCCGACCCTCAATACCAAGCTCAACCACTTTCTGTTTCACCGGATGGATTTCAATAATGTTGTTCATAACAAGATCTCCTTTTTATCACGACATGATTGCCGTGATATAATGGTATTATAAACATGAAGCATGGTACACTGTCAAATGCTTAATCAGGGTTGAGCATGGACCAGTGTCAAATGGCGCTGGTACACTATACAGGCCAAATTCAAAAAACAGTTTTGAAAATAAAATTATGGGTGTAAAAAAGTGTACAAGTGTACCAGGTACAAAAAACAGTAGGTAACCTGTTGATTTATAATCAGAGTGCTTGGTACACTTTTGGTACACTTGGTACACTAAGTGCTTGTTTGGTACACTTTTCTAGCCGAACGGAGGTTTGACGCTTGTTGAAAACAGGGTTAGTTTTGAGAAAGCTGGTATATAGGAGCTATCGGATGAAACGCCGCATCGACACTAAAGCTGAAGAAATTGAAGAAGCACACGGCCGCAAATTAACGAACAGACAGAAAGAATTCGCCCGGCACTATGTAGATGCAACACATTCAAACGCGGAGTGCGCCAGGCTCGCAGGATATTCCGACAAGAATGGGATAGCAAAGATCCAAGCGTACAAACTTCTCAATCCGAAATTCTTCCCGCACGTTGCGGAATACGTGTTGGAAATGCGCGAAGAGCGTGAGCGGAAATATGGCGTCACTTTGATGGGCCAACTGAAAAGGCTACGGGATCTTTCTATGGGAGCCGAAGAGTCCGGTCAGTTCTCCGCTGCGATAAATGCTGAAAAGACCCGGTCGGCGCTGGGCGGCCTGACCACCGATCGACGTGAGACAAATCACTTCCATGCCATTGAGAATATGAACAGAGAAGAGATCGAGACGAGGCTCACTGAACTCAGGACGTCCCACCCCAGTGTATTTCTCGACGCGGATTATGAGGTTCTTGATGACGCAAAAACCGGAGACTCTGATGTGGAACAATCTTCGGTCGAAGATGCCAAAGAGTTGGAACACCACGCGGATTGAGAATCGCTTCGGTGGTGGGATTCCCGACGTTCACGTATGCGCGGAAGGGTTGCCTTTTTGGATAGAGCTCAAAGTTACGAAAACTAACCGCGTAAATGTATCAGCACATCAAGTTGCGTGGAATTTCGCTTATTCCCAGTCGGGGGGCGTGAGTTTCTTCCTTGTCGCGGCCCTCTTGACCTCGAACCTATATTTGTTTGACGGGGTCCATGGTCGGGGGTTAGCGGAACACGGACTGAAGTCGGGTCGGTCGGGGTCGGTCGGGTCGGGGACCGTGGTTCCTTGCCTCTGGTCGGGGCCGGTCGGGTCGGGGCTGCTGGTCGGGATGCTCGATATCGTTCGAGATCGCATTGCGACGGGTCTTGAGGAAAAATAATACCCTGGCCGGATTTCTCCGACCAGGGTACGGCGGCCGGGTGCACCCGACCACCAGCGGCGCCATTATGTGTCAACAACCGGCGCCGTAATCTCGGACAACGAATCCGCTAGTGTCATTCTTAGCCTTTGAACCTTTCGGATCCAGTCCCACGATAACGGGTGAAGGATCCAGATGGCGCAAATCATGCTCCGTTCCGTCAATCACGCGATGACCCATGAACGTTGCCGGCTGGCCATCGCCAAACACCACCGCAACATTTTTGCGATTCGCTAAAACGTGAATCGCTTGATCCATGTTTGTCTCGGAAAGGCTAAAAGTCAGATGGTAATTGCTCGGCCGGTTGGGATTTAAGATCCGCTTCATGCTTTTTGTGTAGTCGACGAATTGAACGTTGGGAAACTGTTCCGGCAACGTCTGTCCGTTATAGCCTTTGATATACTCAAACGCGATATCAGTAGAACCGTTAGGCCTTATCGCCAGCTCTTTATTCTCGCGGTCCGCTTTTCGGACCATAGCGCGAACGTGATCGGACATTTCCGCCATGAATTCGCGGCGCTCGTTCATGAAAAATTGAGACTTGGCAACCCGACTCTCACGCGTGCGGTTTGTTCCGTTTTCTAGATCGGAAACGATTGCCGCTTGTCCGCTGTACATTCCCAGGCATAAGGCGCGACAACCCGCGCTAGAGTCTGGGCATAAATTGCCAGCGCCGCCGGTACTGTGTGGCGCCATGTAGTTGATTGCGTTTAGCCAGCCGTACTTGTCGGCCTTGATTGCTTTCGCGCTATCGGTAGAAAAGAATTTTGTGAATCTAGGCATTGCGAAATCTCCAATGTGTGGTTGTTGACATGGTAAATCTACCACGAATTTCCAATATATGTCAACAGGTCGGGTCGGGTTTATTTTCAGTCGATCGGGACCAGGTCGGGTCGGGTCGGGACCAGGTCGGGTCGGGTTTAAATAAAAAAAACCCCGGCCAGGGTGCGGCGGCCGGGGTGGTAGGTGGTGGGAGTCCGGCGACGATACGGCCGCCGAGCTCCCGCGTCAATCGTTAGAGAAAGGTGCCGCAATCGGCACACACGCCCCGCCCCGTATCGGTATGGCCGATCCTTTTGCATTCTTTGATCGCTTGGACCTCTTGCAAATGTAAAACATAACCGATCGGGCATTCATGCTCGCCCCAATCCATTCCCGCCATTTCATCAAGACGCTTGCAAATTAAGTCTGCCTCGTTGTCCGTGAAAACTCTCGCGCATACGCCGTGCTCGTCGCGTTTCCCATAATCAATGACCTCGTGCGGATCATCATCGAAGTGAAATTCCTTGCCTGCGTCCACGAGTTTTTCGATCCATGCCTTGGCTTGTTCTGTATTTTCAAGATTCCGATTAAACATCTGCGAATTCCTTTTGGTTGTTGACACAACGGACTCTAAATTCGTCTGCGGAATATTCTAAACCAGACGCTTCGGCGTCATCTATGCATTCCCTTATGGCCTCGTCTGCGCTGATTTTTGTCTGGTAATAGGATGGGGACTCATTGCCTTCCGCGTCCCAATCCGTCCAGCAATTAATCCAACCATCGCAAAGCGTATACGTTTGAACCTCAAATAGATCTTCCATTGTCTGTCCTTTTGGTTGTTGACAGGCATCATTATACATGGGATAACGTGGAGGTCAACAACCAACGGAGAAAATTATGCCTTTTAACTATCACACGGACGCCGGCCACGGGTGGCTCGAAGTTTCGCTTTCGGAATGCCTCGCCAATGGTCTCACGCCAGAAGACTTCTCGCGGTTTTCATATCGCAGTGAGGAAACGCTATTTTTAGAGGAAGATTGTGATTTGCCTTTGTTCGCTAAGGCCTATCAAAAATTGCACGGCCAACCAATAGAAACTACGGATCTGCATGACTCGACGGGCGAACACTTTATCCGAAGCTTGGCAAGTTTGGAGTCAATGTCATGAGTGTCTACAAAGTGTTTACCCGTACATGGTGGATTGAGAACGAAGCTTGGCCGGATGGATTGGAACCGTGCGCGGGTAAACAGCGCACGATTGCGCGGAACATTGCCAGCGAGGGCGAAGCACGCGACATAGCGCAAAAATGGAACGCGGAACATGC